GCCATTATGTTGCTCCTATAGCTACTGCTCGTTTCTGTTCACGTTCAAGTTGAAGTTCAGCCACCTTTAACTGTGCATCTATGGCAGCCTCTTTAGCATCCTGTTGCACTTTCTCTGCCTTGATCTGAACATCGGCAGCCTTTATCTCAAGTTCCTTATGTTTGATCTGCATTTCCATCTGAGCCATCTGATCTTGCGGAGATGGTCCCTGATCTGGTACTTGGCTTGGGTCAGTCAGATAATCGTTTACATTCTGAAATCCCATAGCCTTGACAAGGGCAGCGCCAAGATTGTACATATTCTGTTCATTCACAATCTTCAGGCCACCCTGCATTGATTGAGATGCAAATTGGATCATCTGAGACAGGTGCATCATCTGCTGATCCTTGTTACCCTGCCCCAGAGCGACAGATACAGTACAGTCGTATTTATCATTCCATACATCAGGACGAACCGGAACCCACTCGTTACGCAGCATGACTACTCTCTGTTTGTCTTGGTTCTTATACAGGAGGGTGTATATGGTAATCATCAAGTCCTTCACACCAGTCTCCGCAAAGTTACGGGCAATGAGTTCTACACGACTCTGGGCAGCAGACATCACAGCGTTGACAGCAGTAGCTGTCGTATGGGAGGTTAGAGCGTTATCGTTCATGCCCTGAGACATCTTGGATACTCCCGCTCTGGATTCCCTCACGCTATCAAGATACTCAAGCATCTGGAATGAATAAGGTTCCAAGGGTGGAGTTGTCAGGGGCATTACAGCATTAGGGGATTTAACCCTCACTACACCGCCCGGACGTCGTGTGAGCAGATCATCCAAGTTCGCTTGACCCTCTAATACTGCGTACCGACCAAAGTTCTGGTTGTACATATTGTCCATCAAATTCCGCATCAGCGTACTTTTTATTAGCTGTAAATCCATAACAAGGTCTGCTATGGACAGGCCAAAGAACTTATGGGGTATCTTTACTGGAGTTATGGATACAAAAGGTATGGAATCTATCTCGTCGTTCTCAAGGACTTTATTACCTACTGTACAGACCTTCCTTAATTCAGCAATACCATCCCCATCGAAATCTGTCTTGAGAAAAGATTCGTGTAACCAATATAATTTCAAAGCATCTTCAGGTTCTGAATCACGAAAACCAAAGTTGTTACTCTCATCAAAAGCAAACCTTGCGCTCCGTTCACCCGAAAGAGCGTCAAAGTCTTCATCCCCGCCGCCTAATTCATCAGAGTCTAAGTCTTTATCCGGGTACATCTCTCTGAGTTCAGATAAGGTCTTCTGAACCCTGTGACATACGAATCTGGAATCCTTTATATTCTTGGCATCCCTTGCGATGAGGAACTCAGAAGGGGGTACGTTCTCAATCCGTATCCTTCCGTTATAGTTTGTTCTCTTGATTACTACATGGTGGCCTTCGGATGAAGTCTCCCCGTAAGCGCTATCAGCAGTGTCTCCGGGGGCAGTATGTTCTATAACCTCTACTTCCGGGTCGTTCAGTAGAACTGCCAGTTCATCTTCAGTGAGATTCTTGTATTCCTCTCTCTGGGATTCGTCTGTTTCATCCCACCAGACTTTAACGATACCATTTTTACTTAACAAGGCATCGGTAAACCAAGAGTACATAATTTCCCAGCCCGGATTGTCTTTTGTAAAAACGTAATTAACGTAATCTGTAGCCTGTTCAGCCATCTTTACGTCTTCCGGACCATGAGGGTTAAATTTAACCATCTCGTCGCCAGATGCAAATACCCTCATCAGAGAGGGTTTAATCCATTCTATTGTATCCTGAACAGTAGAATCCACGAATTGGGAACGTCCTTCCACCTCGTTACCGAAAGGAAGTCCGTAGTAATACTCCATAGCCTTTTCGCGTTGTTCTGAAATAGTATCCCCATAGCCTAAAGAGTCTGTAATCTCTCTCCTTATTCTGGATACCAGTTCATCTTCAGTGATTTTTTCTATCGCCATTAAATAATTCCATAATTCTTATATTCTACGTCATTCGTCCATGACGGGTCTTCGCCAGCTACGGCAAAGCGTTGAGATTGGAAGGCGTACCTTGTTGAAGACATTAGATCATCTCGTAGAGGAACTACCTTGTTGTCTTTCCTGTGATACATCCTGAATTCTTCAAACCAGTCAGAAAGGGTGCTGAATACTTTGAATCTATCGTTTTCTATGGCCTGTAACAGAGCCATCAAACCCTCTTCTATAGAGTTAGAGCCTTTATTGTTCCCCAATGCCGGGGGATTGGTAAAGTGTTCCAGTAAGAAGTTGCAACCTAAACTCCTATACTGATCAGCCAAGCCGGGATTACCCATAGAATCTCGTCTATTGCCGTCATGGGGATAAGCAACGGGGATAAAATGTGGTCTAGTGCGTATAATCTCAGCATGAATGGAGGGGGAGGCTTTAGCTTCCCTGTAGCAGTCGTATACATAAAACACATCCTCATCCCTATCTATTGCACACCACACAACAGCCGTAGGATGATCCCATCCAAAGTCTATTGCAGCTATTCTAGGCCAATGCGGCTCTATATGGAGCGGATCGACCATTATTTTCTCCTCGCTAAGAGGGAATACAAGCCCAGAACCTATAGAAGGTCTGCCATAACGCCTCATTTCCCGCTCATGGGGGCTGTAGGAGGACAGAATCTGCTCCATGACAGACTCGTTTAAATGACCCCTATTACCCCCCATTGAGAAGGTTTTCTCTGAAGCATCGTCCCATGTGGCGTTATTCAGGGATTGTCCGGGCTTCAGGTTGTTCATAAACGAGGCAACAGTCTCCGTCATGCCAGCTTCAGGCGTGAAGGTCATGTAAACCATGCCTTTACGGTCTAATGTTCTAGTAACGGCTTGACTATAAAGTTCTCTTGATGGTTCCTCGTCCAACCATACGCAATCCACACTGCGTCCCTGCCATTTCTCTATGCCCATCTCGTAGGCTTTGAAGAATAAAGATGAGTTCCCGCCGGAAACGTGCTTTACTAAAGCTACGCTTTTGGCGTTGGGAACGCCGGGCTTTCTTTCGGTCTTTATTATATGCTTTTTCGGTATGGTACCGGACCCGAAAGCCGCTGGATCGTCGGGGGAACCCAATAATTCAAATTGTACAATGTCTCTAGTTGTCTCGTTCGATATCCCACCAGCCCAGCCTACAATGGGTTGGTAGAATCTCCTTCCTTTCCACCACTCCGGGTATAACCCAGTCAGGTGGTAGGACATCTCCATGCTGCCACAGTAACTCTTACCTATCCTGTTAGCAGCCATCAGGAGCCTCTGGTTAGCCATAGACCCTGTTTCGTGAAAAGCTAGTTGATAGGGGTACGGATCATAGTAATCGATCCTGTTGTATCGTTCCCGCTGTCTTATCTCTCTAGCTATTTCAACTGCTTCTTCTAGTTCTTCCTTTGTAGCCGGAGGCATGAATTGCTTTTTGCTGCCTCTCTGCACTCTTTCTACTTGCATAGCATTTTCCGGATTTCCCGTATTTCCATCCTTTGTTCCCGTTCTTTAGGTTGCACTCTTGGATTGGCATTTTAACTACTTGGTGGTGGCTTCTGTAAGTGAACGTGGTCTGACTTCAGTTTCACGCTGAAACCCAATGGCCTAAAAAGTCGTATTAGCTCACGCTCGTATCTCTTGTCCCGTTCTTTATTACCAGATATAGCCAGATCAAAGGCTTGCCCCATCATATGCTTGGACTCTTCGTGTGCGCCTAGTTTTATATTTTGCGCCTCAGTCCTGTACCCCTCAGTATATTGAGGTGCTACTCCAGCAATACCAGAGGCTTCAAGTATCATATCCTCTACTGCGTTCCTGTCAGGGAGTGCCGTACCAAACTTCACCCCAGACATATCTGCGCCCCATCGAGCAGGAGTCGGATCTACAGGAACCCTGAATGACTTCGGATCGTATTTTATATCAGTAACGAAATTAAACAGGCTTGTCGGCTCTTGTGGGATAATACCCAGGGCCTCATAGTTTATAGGGCTATCTCCTGCTGGATCATAGGTAGAGCCTAGCAGCCCTTGAGGTCTTCTTAGATACTCTATGTAGTCCTCTACAGGTCTTTCGCCCATTACTTCAGAAACAGACTTACTAGCCCTTGTTGCTTCTTCCTCAGTAGAGTAGGGTCCGCCTATCCTTCTTTTGTTCTTATCGTAGAGAAATATACCATCCTCATCTCTCTGGCTATAAGAGTGTACATGAGCCATCAGTTCAACCGTTCTGGTATTACATCAATATCCTCTG